TCAAAATATATAAGATTAATTATACTATTGTGCCATAGATTATGAAATAATACAGTATTTCTATTAAAGATATCCTGTATTATAGATGGATCGTATACTGGAAGTCTTCCTTCTATACACAAGAACTCTACTAGCTTTGTACTAGTAACTCCTTTTAAATTATATAAGTAATGCTTTTGCGTTCGCAATATATCATCTATAGTCATAAGTGTAAATCCTGCCGTACTACTCCATAGCTTGTTATAAGCTTCTGTTACGCTATGACTCGTATTAATTGCGAACTCAAATAATTGATTCATAATATCTACCTACTTTCTTTGCATATGATTTAAACATACGCATTTTAACTCCTATTATAAGTCTTATCATTAGTGGGTTATAGTAAAACCCTAGTAGCAATGTTTCAAAATGGGTCGTAAGCTCATCATACACTGCTCTAAGTATCTGATCAAGAAGCCAGAAACTATCAAGAGATGCCTCGTAATAATAAGGCATTATCTCACTTCCTACAATGTTTTTAAAATCTATATAAGTCTGTGTCATATTCATATCAAAGTTTCTAAGAATATGTTCATGAATAAACTCTGTAATACAGTCTATTAAATAACTATCTATATTATTAAGAGGCTTACTAATTCCTTTAAGATAGCGTCTAAACCAGTCGCTTACAGCACTATGAACTGTTTTATCTACAAAGCTCACGTGATATGCCATAAACATAGGAATAGCAAATACCTCTTCCTCTGGATCGTTATTATAAAAGTATTCTTTATATATAATAGTAAAGCATCTGATGAATTCATTCATATAAGACTCATTATCAGGTATTATATCTTCTACCTTTGGTATTGTATAGCTACAATTGAATGGAAGTTGTGGTGCTATCTTCTTACTTTTATATGTACTTATTACGAGCTGAGGTATCTCCATTTCTACAAGATAGCCAGTAGTCTCTATATTACACATAGTAAGAAGTTTAGTAAATAATACTATATATTTATTTACGAGTTTTACACTAAGTTCCATTCTTTGATCTTTCTCTAATTCAAGATAATTGAGCAATATATCTTCTATTACTCTAGTAATGTTATCTATTTCATATACTCCACTTGTATTATGTACTATTTTATTATACACAGAACTCAAGGCATTATCTATATTAGCAAAGATCATATCACTTCTTTTGACTCTGTCGACGATATTTCTATACATCTTGTTACCTCCAAGCACATATCTATATATGAAGCATAGTCATTTCTAGCTAGAGCATTTGATATATCTTCAAATACATATCTATATATCCCCTGCTCTGGAGCATCAGCAATCCTGTTCTTCATATAATATGGCAAGTTAAGGCTATCAAGATACGCCATATCTGCATTAGTAATCCCATCAAAATACCAATCAGCCATATCATCACAAACCGCTATAATATAATCTAACCATTTAGATAAATAAGGTGCATAGAGTTCTATATTATTAAGCATAAACTCTCTACTAAATCTTATAAGCGGTCTTATATTGACTTCTGGCATCATGGTACTTATAACCCAGGCAGTAAGTGGTTCATTATTAATAATTTCTGCATAAGTCCATGCATTAAATCTACAGAGTTCGTTCAGATGCCTAGTATAACTAGTAATATTCATACCTATAGTTTGAATAGTACTATTTTCTAAAATATAAACCGTATCTTTATGGATACCTTCCAACATTTTTAAACTATTCATTCTCTTAATTCCTCCTTCAAAATTTGATTGTGAAACTCATTAACATATATAGCTATCGGTTTTACAAATCGAACACCTCATTGTGAAATTTAATTAAGACGTAAAAAAAAATAAGAGAGCGCAGAAACTAATCCACGCTCTTATATTTGATTACTATTTCCCTAGTAATAATGAAGTCATCCTTTCTATTCCCAGAAAATAGCTTATTAACTATATGCTCATAATTCCATCCCCACTCATCAATAAGCTTAGAAAGCCAGACAAATTCCTCATCAGACTCCAGGCCTATATCAGCTGGAATTATTATCTTAGGAATAGACGAAGACTCTTTATTCATCCTCATCCTCAATGAAGACATATTTTTCTATAAAGTATCTATCTTCTTTGAATATTGGAATGTCTTTATCTATAACATGAACATTATATATTTTAATCCCTATGCTGTCTAAGTTATCAGCTTCAGAATCATAAGGCTCGCTTATCATAGGATAATATACAGCAGTTCCTCTTAGCTTAAACTTCTCATATTCATCATTTATAAAGATACCTTTATCTTCAAGCATTTTCTTTCTTTCTATAGTAGACTTACCGTGTAATTCTTTATCTGAAAAATGCTTCATAGCGATCATACTAATAGAATTTTTAATACAGTCTTCCTGTCTCCAGATAAAGTAATTACATACTTCATCCTTATCCAGATTAAAAGATCTAGCGTCAAATACAGGAAGCATAGATCCAGCTTCGAGAAGCTTATTGCTATAGATTCTATCATAAGTTCCTTCTTGCTTAGATCTTATATTATAATCTATACAATTAAGACTAAACCTTTGATTAAAGAAAGCAGATGCCTTTGCAGCTGTCACGGATACCATCTTTTGAATATTATTATCAAACCATGCTTCAGTATCATATGTATCGTAGTCTGTTAGCAATAATGATATCTCATCAGATTGTACATATGCGAATTTACAACCTTGTATTTCTCTTACTAAATACTCAGCCGTAGCCTGCATAGCATCCATAAATATATCATCAAAAGGTTTATTTAATCCTTTTGTAAATGTATGGAATGCTTTTCCGTCTACCCTTATTATAACAGGCATTCTTCTTATAAGCTTATGTCTCCACGCGTGCTCATACATTTTCATTCTTTCCCCAAGTCTCATACTTCCTCCTTGATTTTATACATTTGAGTACCATTGTTAGTTATTATATTCTTAACATTGGTATCTATTATTTTATATACTGGGGCTATAGCCAAATATAGCCCACAGCAAACTAAAGCAAATTTAATTGCTTTACATATCCCCATCGACGGATACCTCCTTAAGCTTGTACTTACCTCCAAGCTCTTCGTATCTTATTATAAAAGCATTTGCAGTCAAATCAGAAACACTTCCTATTTCTGATTTATATGTTTCACTATAAATAGCAGCTTCTTTAATCTTAGCGTATTCCTCTACTTCTATCTTATTATAAAGTAATACTGCCTGATTATTAGGGAGAAGTACAAGTGCTCCTCCCTTATTAAAGTAAACTGGTTCATTATATTTCATATCTATGACAGTGTACTCTACTGTAGACGCCATAAGTACATCATTACTAGTATGAGCATAAGCTCTCGATACACCTAAAATCATAAACACACACAAAACTGCAACCGCGGCCAACATAAGAACATCCTTTTTCATTTAAAAATCCTCCTAGAAATTATAGTCTAGATTTTTGCGCGTTCTTCTTCCCACTTCTATTAATTTGTGCTCTATAATCATTTAGTAAAGTTATTTCTGGATATTGTCCATTAGCAGCAGACTCATACATCCATCTTTCAAAGTTACCAGCGCTTATCCAACCTATAAATTTTCTTTTTCCAGCTCCTGGTAATAAAGTAGGATCAGTTGATTTCATTACAACAGGAGTATCATTAGGTCCCATTGCTACTAGTCCAATGTACGTTCTGTCTGTTACAGTATAGTACCATTCTCCTTTATATCTTATAACAGCTGTAATCCATACATTACCAGTTAAGTCTTCATTCATAGCTTCTTTAAAAGTTTTCCCAAATCCTACCATAGATAACACAACCATTAACATAATTACTAATTTCTTCATACTAATCATTCTCCTTTTTTTAATTAAATTATTATTATACTATTTATTATCTTTCTGTTTCGTAGAACCCTATTTGATTCAAAAGTTGCATTAATTCACCTTTTGTTATCTTTTTATAAGTTTTACCTTTATATTTAAGATATGCAAAAGACTTCTTACCGTAATATTCAGTTTTCATCATTTCTGGTGCAAAGAACGGATCTCCTATAGAAAATGTCTTTGGAGGTACTACTCCATCCCATCTTAAAACTGTATATCTGTCTCTAAGATCGTCATAAATAATTGCTACTCCTGGACGTACATCTGTCTCAGAATAATTATCCCTACCAAAAGCCGCAACTACTTCTTCACCAAACCCTACCATACTAACAACAAACATTAACATTACCAAAAACTTTTTCATTCTTATTCCTCCTTTTCAAATTTAAATTTTTTACATTAATACTTGTACTGTCATTTGCTACTGATTTAAATAATCTTCATTCAACCATTCCTCCTTATGTTCAAAATAATATCTAGTACCTTTCTTTAACAGATACCAAATTATAAACGATATTATAAAGAATTTCCATAAAAATGTAAATAATACTACACATACAAATACCATTAAGAAACTCTTAAAATCCTTATTCATAATCAATACCTCCTATTCATTAGCGTATCTTATACGTACCTTCATATTAAATCCAGATATATTTGACTTAAAATCGTCAACCATATCATATATATCCTGATTAACTATAGACTTCAGCTCCTGTATATCAGCCTCCATGAATCTAAGTTTAGGCAATTTATTTAATTCTTGTATAAAATTATCTAGCATAGCTCTAGGAGTTAAAACACAATCTTCGTAATCATTGACACAACTAGCAAGAAGACTAGAACCTACAGCAGATATCTTGTCTACTTGAGGACGCTTATTAGCATCTACCGATATATCAACGACTACCATTATACTGCCTTCGATTTCATGTAATACTCTTATCGGTGCCTCGCATCTAAATACATCGATATCTAAATCCTCTTTCAGACTATTGAATTTCTTAATAACGTTATTCATATCGTCTACTAAGTTTTCAAATTTCCTTAAGTCCTTTCTTAATAGATCCTCTATATATTCATAGTTAGAGCAGTTCTTATAGAAGTTCTTTTTAAATTCTTTTATATGTTCTTGTGATGTATCTCTATATAGTAGGACACGCTCATCCTCATAAAAGTCATCTTTATCGAAAACATATCTAACTAACTCCACAGACATTTCCCCAAATATTTCACAATTATAATCAAATGATAATCTATATTTTATATCACCCATAATCTTTTTCCTCCTTTATTTTTCCCATCCTAATAATTCATTAGGAGATGTTTTTAATATATTACAAAGTTCTACTAGTCTGTCTATAGGAAATTTTCTTTCTCCGCTTTCCCATTTAGTAACTAAACTAGTAGATACATTCATTTCAGACGCTACATACTCTCTCTTCATCCCTAAAGCCTCACGTCTGTTTTTCAGCCTATAGCCAAAATCTTCTTTAGAATCAACTACATCTATATTCAGAGTGATAGTTATCATAGACCTATATTCATTAGGTATTGCTAAGATGTGTCTACCAAAGTCATACATATTATTATAAATCTTATCATCATCGTCTACCATATTATATATTTTGCATATTTCACATGCTATTGCTGACGCAAACGATGTCGCTGTTAAGTCTCTTAGTTCAACAGGCACTACTGTATCATTATAGATGTCTTTTACACCTATAGTAATACCCTCCCTACTATTATAAATTAAAACATCAACTTCTTTAATCATTCTTCATCACTCCTTCTTAAGATCTTCTATATCAAACTCAGATCCTAAGTTATATTTAAAGAATACTTTCTTAGGAACCACTACAGAAGTATTTTCTTCCAAATCCAAGTCTCTTATAGTAAGTATATAAAGTCTTGGAATTTCCTTTATATATCCTTGAGGATGCTTGTCATCTGTTTCAAACACCCTTATAGGATCCTGGATTTGTTTATCTACTACTACCAGGTTGTCTTTAAAACAACCCGATAATAGAAATACTGATAATAATACAATAAACATTTTTTTAAGCATACTTGATCATCTCCTTTTTAAATTTATTATAATTACTATAATAGAAACCAAGTACCATAGCTTCTATTACATCATCAACAGGAGTAGCTCCACATAGCTTATCTGCAGCTGCATATAGTCTACTTCTATCTATATCTAGATTCATTTTAAACTCTAGATAAGACGGGCTATATCTTTCAGCTGCATAAGTGTTTAAATAATGATCTAAAACAGCATCTGCTACTTCTACAGTAGCAAACATACTATTCCAATTAAGTTTTAATAATGCCATATTTGGAGCCAGTTCTTTTATTTTAACTGGCTCTTTTTCTGTAGCGTAATAAATACCTTTCAGTGCTTTTTCAATTTTAAATATATTCATAATCATCCCTCCTTATTTATTTTAATAATCTGCTAACAATAATCCCATTACTAATAAACATATGGCACTATTTACATTATACTTTTCTTTTTTAAGCATATCCTTACATTCCTTGCTGATACGTAAGAGAACAGTAGGGTAATCGTCATCTTCAAAACAATAACGATCATTTAAAAAGTCGTCAATAACCATCTGTAATATAATATAAGCCGCATCTTTATCAGTGAACAAACTTTCCCATTCGGCTTTTAAAACATCTACTTCTTTTGTATACATGCCAGAATCATTTGACAGATTTCCAGTATACTTATCATAGATAGCTGAAACTGTTTCTTTTATTTTATTTATGTTCATATTATCATCTCCTATTTAATATTTAATGTTGTAGATACACTGTAGTTATAATCTTTATCACAGAAATTACTATAAATAGTATCCAAGAATGTAGCTATATCTGTTTTATAATTATCTATATTATATCCATATGTCTCTGTTATATAGTCACATATATCTCCAATAGACAACATATCCCCATTATAGTATTCTTTCTGTACTTTAGAAGTTATTATTATATGATTCATACTAGAGTTACCTTCTACAGTAATAGTAATACTATCTATAAATATTTCTTCTATACGTAATTTCTTTTTAGCAGTCAATGACTGTATGTCATTTTCCTTTAAAATTGTAAGATAAAGATCAACTGCATTTCTAATTTGCATTCTTATATCATCACATTTAATACTGTGATTATTTAGTGCAGTACATATTCTACAAACACAGTCTTTACCATGTGATGTATGAATATCTTTTTCTGATAAAGTAGCAATATGTAAACGAGTGCAGTATCTTACATATCCTGTAACATCTACACCATCTTTTGATTTATCTATAAATTCTAAGTCAACTGTGTAGTTGTCTTTATTTACATTCAATATAGCATTTACTTCCTTATTTATGTTATTATTCATTTCTTCTCCTCCCTTATTTGAAAAGTCTTCAGGAGGATAATATTTATTAAAATGATACTGCTTCTTGTGTTTCTATTTGCTACCTATTATAAGATCAGCTAAACCTAAATCTAACACTTCACAGAAGTCTTCCATACGTTTACCAGGTATATCGTATCTATCGTCTTCTATGTTTTTAATAGAACTCTCAGTTCTATATCCTAGTATGTTAGCTAATTCTAGCTTACTTAAACCTAGTGCTCTTCTTTTAGTTCTAACTCTTTGCCCTATTGTAAGACTTTTGTCATCAAAAGAAGTTTCTCCAAAAATATCTTCTAAGCCAAATTTTAGTACTTTTGCTAACTTTTTCAATTTATCTACAGTCATTGGTACAAGTCCGTGCTCATACTTATATATAGTGTTATCTACAACTCCAATTTTACCTGCTACATCGTGTAGAGTCATACCATTATTTTCTCTGAATTTCTTTAATTCAGCTCCAATTTTAACATAATCAAATTTTTTAATCATTCTAATTCATCTCCTTTTAAATATTATTAATTAAAATATACTGTAATCCCTACAATGCTACAGCAAACTCCTACAGTAGCAATGTAAGGAAAAATCCCTCTTACCATCTTCCATGCAAATTTTTTTATTATATTCATATAAACTAACCTCCCATTTTTTTCGTATAATAAAACCGCTTAAAGAGTTTCCTAAATAAACGGTTTCATCATCACTATAGTATGTGTGTAGTACTGTGTACATAACTGTTAATTCCATCATGCACAATTATCTCTACAGTTACAGGAAACATAGGATCAACCTGTAACTTTTTCATTAAATATGGCAATAATAAATTAACGTGCCTATAGTCATTTATTATCATGACTTGTTCGCACCATTTCCCTAATTCCTCATTTATTTTAGGGATGAACGAAATGTCATCCTCCGCACTGCAAACAGTATAGCTATTAATATAAATTTGCCATCCGTTCTTGTGCTCTACTTTAAGTGTATTCATAATAACCTCCATTTTTCTCTTACCTCCTTCCAGTAAGATATATATTTTTCATCGATATAAAAAAGTTCATTATTCTGACTACTTATAGTGTCTATAGTAGCCAGATACCAAAAGGTATCCAGCCACTACTCTTATATAAAAACCTAGACATACTCTCTCTCAGGATCTTATACAGCAGTAGCTGGATAATATTAATTTCCTAAGTTTATGTAATAGTCTAGGTTCCCAATTAGATATATTTTAAATCCTTCCCAAGATCTTTCTTTTCTGTATAGCCTACTTTAACTACGGGATAAATATCTTTATACCCATCTCTGTATAGCCCTACAGTGTATTTATACATTTCTCCGTCAACGATAACATTAACCGGAATTAATATCTCATCGATATTTTCGTTTTTATCGAAGAAATTATTTAAATCAGTCTTACTATACATCATAGTAGTCTTTACTATGTCTTCAAGATCTGATTCTTTGAAGTCTTCTAAAAGGATCTCATAATGCTCAGCTCCTTTTATAAGGGCGTATTTCTTTCTAGCAATAACCCTATTATAAATACTATACTTATGGATCCAATTCCACAAGTTATTAACTACTAGCTCTCTTTCACCATATATTTCATTAAATATTACTTTTGCTTCCATTTCTTAATCCTCCTTATTATCATAAAACTATAAAACTATATGTTTTATTATTGTATCTATCGTGTTTATCTATAACTACTATAAATAATTCAGTAATTTTAGATGATATATTTTGTGACTCATGACTTCCAAACATGCTCTTAAATCTATTCTCCAATGGATTATTGGCTAAATGTTTAGCTACAGATATAGATCTATTTATAGAATTGATCATAATAATATCTCTTATATAACTTACTATTTGATTATGATCAGCTCTTTTATCTAAAAATCTATACGCAGCCTCATAGATATTATTAGTAATATCATTTGATGCTCCAGAAACATACATCTCTACAATAGTGTCCATATTAGAATATAATGCTATCTGATGTTTTCCTATACCTACTGATTTATCTAACGCAACTTTCATTCTACCAATAGCTTCATTTAAATCATAATATCCTACAAAGTATCCGTTATTTCCTACTACTGAAACTTCTATACCTCTCTCAATACCATGCACGTGGAATATTGGATTATTAAATCCGCCGAATATAAATATACTCATACTATTAAGTTCAGCTGAATCGACTTCTATGTCCTCTAATAGATACTTAGTAGCATCTAGTATAGTTTTTTCATTCACAGCCATGTCATATAACTTTCTTCCAATTACAAACATAGTCCATGAATTCTTTACTTCTCTTACTACTAGATACCCTTCTACTTCAGGATACATGATATTAAGTTTACGATTAATATCATTTAATAGATCTCCATCGAAAGATTGAATTCCTATAACTACTGCACGTGTATTATAGGATACTTGTGGGTTATAATAAGTGCTGTTGCTATTTTTAGACATTCTATCAGCGTAGTAAGCTGTCTGTGTATCATCTATTTTAACTTCTTTTTTCTTATTACTATGGTGTGATATCGGTAAACCTTTAGTCAACTCTAATAAGTTAACTCCAAGGGCCTTTGCTATGTCACCAATATACTTAGAATTTTTAGTAATACCAGACTCTATCTTATATATTATACTTATAGCAATACCGACTTTCTTAGCAAGTTGGAATTGACTCATTCCACGATCGTTTCTTAAAGCTTTAACACGACTACCTATAGTATCAATGCTGTATATATCCGCAGGTTCTAAATCTTCAGGATTGACTACTAAATCTTTTTCTTTTATTCCTAAAGCTTTAGCGATGTTCTTGACTGTTTGTATAGTAGCGTATGGATATCCAGATTCGTATCTATATATACTCGCACCAGATACCTTAGCCAATCTTGCGAAATCATTTATACTTAATCCGTGTTTTTCTCTGTATTCCTTTATTTTATTACTTAATATTTCAATTTTTATTCTCATTCTTATTTCCTCCTTAATTTTCTTTAAATAAATCATAACAAATACTATATAATACGTTAGATAAACTAGATCTCTGATATAAATGTAGATCAATATAGTCAACCCATATAATAATAGTTATTTATGAATTACTCTAAGGTAAATCTTATAAAATTCTCTTAAAGTATATTGAAAACGGTCGGGAAATCTTAATATACATTCAAAAGAAGCAGGATCAAAATAATCCTTTAACCAATTATAGAATGGGTTTAGCATTAAAATCAACTCCTTTCATCAGAGTTAGATTTCTAATTTATCTAATCATATTATATAATATAGGTACTGAGATATTATGTCTACACGGTGTAAGTTTGCAAACTATCTCAGTACTTATATGACTAGGCTAAATACCTAGTTTTCTGGTTTTTGGACAGACCCATCATTGAGAACAGGTGTTCTCTTAAGATCGTCCATTTGTTCAACGGAAATCTCAAATTCCATGATATCACTCCTTTCCGGTTTGATATTTCTAATATATGCTGTCAATATATTAGAGCTTTTACACCATAAGCCCATATAATTAGAAACCGTACTAGTTATATGGGCGATCCTATTTATTTACGCATATAAGACATATTGTGCCTTATATGTATCAGACTCTCTGTCATAATGCATAAGGTTTAGGCTTATATGTCTGTTACTACATGCCTTTATAACAGAGGTAAGAGCTGGCGTAAATCCAGTAACATATAATACCACTAGATCTACGTCATTCTTTTCAGCAGCATCAACCCAAGTAAATGCTCTATATTCAAGGTCTTCGAAATCTATAGGGTTTTCAATTTCCCCAAATACATAATCGTCTATACCAGGGATCTCATGTCTCCCTTCGCATAGCCCGACTATTGCTTCAGTTCTACTGTAGCCAGCTGGTTCGACGTAAGACTGTTTTTGATGATTATATTTATTTATATAATCAATACATTCATCCCAGCTTCCGATGAACGCGTAATCATCAACTTCATATGTATCGCAACAACCAATAAACACTTTAAACATATCTACTCTATTTATTTTCATTTTAATACCTCCATGCATTTTAATATTATAATAAACCCTCGTGTGAGGGAACTAAATCCTTATGTCTATTTTTTGAAGAATCCATCAAGAGCTTTAATGATTCTGTCTTCAACGACATATTTCATCTCATCTTCAGAAAGATATTGTGATACTGCTAGATCTAGACATCCGAATCCAGCAGCATTTTTATGTCCTCCTCCGTTTAGTCCATAACTTTCACCTATGAACTTCGCTATTTCATATGAGGGAGTTTCATATGAAACAGATGTGTAAACTGTTCCTCCAGACTTATGACACGTAATTACAATGTCTGTTTCTGGATGTTCTTCGCACCAAAGTTCTTTAACATTAGATGCGAACTTCCATTCAGCTGGAAGAATAGTTATTTTTTCATTGTATCTAGTAGCACGCTTTGATGCTATATTATATTCTGCTTCTACTAGATTCTTATACCCATCGTGTAGGTTATTTATCCAAGCGTAAACCATATCATGATCTAGTGTGTCATGATATAGTACCTTGAACATTAATCTTTGAAATAAGTGCTTTTCAGATTCCATCATTTTATCAACAGAACCCATCTTTTTTCCAAGTTCTTTTTCTTCTAATGTAGTTTCTGGGTCATTCTTCCATCTGAAAGTGTCCCATAGATTAACATTATAAGAAAATGTGTGATGAGCATTCCTATAATCAATAACATTTTCCTCACCACATGATTTATAAATTCTTTTTTCCATTGCTTCACTAGTTATAGTAGCTCCGCAATGTTTTATATCTGTAGCTACAAAGTACTCAATTAGTTTACTACCTAATTTTTCCCTTGTAACTTCTTCAGAAATCACATTCCCAGCATGATGATCATACCAGCTAAATAATGCGTTTTCTGGATAGCTGAAGTCTCTGTTTAAATCAATAAACATCCTATCAGCTATCATAAACTCTACAGTGTTGTAGTGTTCGAATTCTTCAGAATTTTCTTGTACAAAAGTTTCTGCTATTTTGCTAGTAAACTCAGATCTAGATGTTCTTTCCAAGAAAACTATTATATCTGAATCACTGATAGTTTTAATAGCTTCTACAAGATTTACCGCAGACGTTACACCGTCTAGATCAGTGTGACTTATAATAACCTTCAGATTTCTGTTTCCTTCAGCTGTAGCGGCATATGCCACAAATTGATTAAGGAAACTGTCGCCAGGAAATTCATCCTTAACTAGCCCATAATAGTACTCAGTATAAAATTTTTTATCCATTCTAAATCATCTCCTATTTTATTATTTATATATAAAACCTCGCGTGTGCGAGAAACTAATCTCGTTTTATTCTAGAACTCTTCATCGTCTTCCTTTGAAGAGTCCTTTTCTACTATTTTATTATTTTTTAAAAGTTTGTCAGTTTGAGAACAAAGTCTCTTTATTTCTAAAGAATCCTTTGTTGCTGTAACTGTATATAAGTAAGCCAATTTATTGATAAAATGACTTATAGTCCATATAGTTACTTTAGAGCTATTATTTATGATGTAGTCATATTCGTCTTCTATATATCTAACAGCTCTAGCTTCCATACTAACTAGCTCTTTCATTAACGCTTTAGAGTATCTAACTCTTTTTGTTAACGAAATAGTCAAAGGACTGATTTCTGTATGAGCTAGTCTTACAGCTAACCAACTCTTTTCAAAAACAAATCCTAATTCAGCAAACTTTGGAGCTATCGTATTGCTCCAAACGTACTCCATATCTCTGATAGTAGGAGTTTTATAAGCATTAAATAACATAGTATTCCTCCTTGTTATTTAAAATATATTATAAACATAACAAAAAATTTCAGCTAATATTATATTAGAATACCTGAGTAGACCAGCCAGATATCCGAAGACACCTGACCGATCTACTCTAGATACAGTATTCCATCAAATTAGGAATACTATATCAGAGCCTCTTCATTCTCAGGCATCTAATATAATATTCCTAAATTTAATTTTGCAACGCTATAGGAGCGTTTAAGTATATTTAACGACCTCTCCAGGTCATTTTTATTAATTTCCTACAGAAAGGTAAACTTGACCATTCTGTCTTATAGTCAAGCTACCTTTAATATTATCTCTTTCGAACGCCTGTAGGATTAGCGTTCTAAGAGTCTCTACAGAAGCTCCGCCTTCAAACTTCTTACGTATGAAGGCTTTGATTCTGTTATTCATACTCTTAGGGATTACCTCTCCTGAAGCTTTCCCTAAAAGCATTATTTGGTAACTCTTCATTTCACTCCTTTCTCAAGTCTATAATAATTGAAGAGAGATTACTACAGACTTAAACGTTCAAACCTTATTATAAATGGATATGCACTTTTTTATATGCCGCTAGTGCGTCGCGGAAGTTGGAACACCCTTTACGTGTCCTACTAACGAGATCCATCCAGACGGGCCGTTTCCGCCATCTTGTCTACTGGAGGCTTTTCCTCGTGGTTCGTGACACGGAGCAGTTATCGGGCGATACATTGATGCTCAGCAACGTTTCTTTTAGATCGCGTTATCACTGTACACTAGATTATCATAAGGTTCTAATAGAAAGGAAGTAATAACTTAGTTTCCTTAAATGACTCTAGTGCTGATAAGCGATCGATAAATTTTTATATTCACTAGTCTTTATCATTCTAGCTAGCTGGTATGCAAGTAGTACCTTTTACTATAACTGGCGTGTCTACGGGTTTGAAACGCATCATCTATTCCCGGAAGCCTTTGGTTACAGCTACTTAGTACTACCTTAAGGGCAACGGCCTTTCTCCATTCCCTAACCGACGCAGGAGTGCAAGTCTCGCACTTTTTGTTATTCTAGTTATCCAGTGAAGGATTCCTGCGTTATAACTTATCCAGAATAGGCAGATTATAATTCTTCAACCCATGATCCTGAACCTGAACTATAGTCCGGTCCGAAGAATCCTGAGCTAGAAATTACTTCCTGTCCGTCTGGCATTCTGAACACGTAGTGACCAATGTCGGCGCTAGCCATATCACTGTATGTCCAAATGATACGAACAGGTTTTCCACCTAAAGATATAAGGTAATTATCATAATGTTGATAATCCCCAAGTCTTTCCATATAAATTCACCTCCTTGTTATATGGATTCTCGTCTTTCCGAGTCGCCACAAGATCCCACGGCAGTTCTCCATGTATCTTCCTCACACTAGAGTAGTAATGTCACCTACTTATACCTATCTGCAGCGAAGCAGTCTAGTGCTATAGCTTGAATAACTTCCAATGTCTAGAAATTAGTGAAAGTCCAGTCTCTATCGCTAGCGACTTCCTCTCCGTCTAATAAATAAACTTTGTCAGTTATCCATCCGCCGTAATGATCACTGGCATATGTTTCTTCCCTAAGGAATACTCCACCTGCAGCAACTATTTCGGCGTTTGTCATTTCTACTAGTCCGTACATATCGCACCTCCTTTCGTAGAAATATTTCTGTCTTTCCAGATGTCACATGACCCGCTGCCTTTATCAGCTGTCATTCAAGAGTAGGCGTACACCTTGGTCCTTATCCCTATCCAGTCCCTTGTACCTATGGTCTGGACCTACTCTTATAACTATCATCAGCAGATATACTAGTACTTTAAGAATCCAGCAAATCTGAATACAGAGACCTTTTTTACAGATCCATCAGATTGCTTTTCTTCTTGAGCATCTCTAGCTGAATGAGAGTACCAACAGTGATCGAAACCAACTGTTTTTAGAATGTACCCAACAGCACCAAAATGCCCTTGTACTAATACATCATCAAAGTTGTGATTGTCCAATATACCTTGAACATCTTCAACTAAAGTAGCTGGATCTATTTGTTTCCAAACAGATGCTTCTTCAGCTGACATATATTCAGGTTCGAAGCCTAGATTTCTCATAGCTTCTAATTGAACATCGTCTAACTGATGATTGATTAGAACTAACATCTTTTTCATCTCTTTTCACCTCCTTCGGTTTAAGACTTATTATAGATGTTTCGCACTTTCTCCTCCGAAAGCACTTTACCCAAATAGATACATACCTCATTCATCATCGAGGGGTTGATGATGAGAGGGGAGAGATATGTATGCATATTTGGATACACTATATGATATATAGCTAAAATTTAAGTAAATCTCCGCTCCTTCCTATGTTCTCTCTTTCTAGCTGAAATGAGTGATATTTGTGATAAAATGCAGAAAAATGCGTATAATAATTAATGTAAATTTGGCTATATATCATAAAAGAGTAACATAAAAATAATAAGCCCACCCAAGTTTTCATATTTATACTTGGGAACGATGGGCAAAAAGGAGGAATAAATATGAAAAAGAATAATAGAATAACTAAGGCTCAAAAGATGGAAGAATTTTTAAAAAGTATCATGAAATTTTTTAACTGTGACTGCTTAACTATAGTAGACTCTAACCATTGGTATGGTGAGTATGGTAGAGTTGCATATATATCTTCTAGTGATACCATAGAAATACATCACTATGAAAACTTAAAAAGAATATATAAAGTCGCACACGCGATATGGAACAACACAGCTATTGAACAAGATAATAGAATAGCGGTTGATAACTATTGGCATACAAATACATTAGTACTTTTCCATAATGCTAAATGTCTAGAAGGCAGTTTATACAGATTGCCAAATGGACAGTTATTTGACGCATATGGATCAAACTGGTTTGATGTGCATGATAGCAAAAGATTAAAGAAAATGTTAAAAAGAGGATATCAATACTACAGCCCTCAAGAATTTTATTCAGACATCTATGATGAGTCTGAAGAATAAAATATTGAGCTCCTAGCGAGCTCTTTATTTTTTTTTTACCAAAGTCGTTAATAAATGCATTCCCCTCCACAATACAGGAGGGGTATCTCTATGCTTCCATTATACTTACCATTTGATTACATAAATCAGTAGGTACAGCAAACTTATCATTCTTAGGATCATTCCATTCTTTCATATAGAACTCTCCCATATGATTTTCATTTCTATCAAGCTCAAAATCTATAGGCGTATCATCATAATACGTTACTACTTTCTTAGCAGCTATATCAAATTGCAAGTCTCCAAGATGCACTATACCACGAGGATGGTATTCCTTAGCCTCTACAGTATACTTTCCTTCAGAGTCACGCGTAAAAGCCTTTTCCCAGAATCTTCCAGTATCAGGATTTACAAACAGTCTAACTTCGTGCGGAGTCTTATTCATTACTAGATTATCTATAGAAGTAGTATAATCATGTCCTAGTCCATTATGATCTTTCATAAGAACGTCTTTTCTAGCTAGTCTAGCACGAACTACATCCATCTTTTCATCCAGCTGATCTGCCACTGTCTTAGTAGTATTACCAAATAAATCTTTACTTACAGCTATATCACTCCCAGGAATAGGAGCGCTTATTACTTGGCTGCTTTTGGCTAACTCCTTTTCAGCGTTAGCGGCTATTTCTTCAAGCTCTTTATTAGCATTTTCAGCTATAGGCTTTAAGAAGTCTTCGCTTTGCTTATATTCGTTTACAGGCAATGCTCCTATACTTGCAATAGGAACTGTTCTAGGAACTTGAGCTACTGCAGCAGAAGCCATTTGTCCTACTGAAAGAGGACTATTAGTAATAAAGTTATTAACAGCTGGCTTATCACTAGACACATCAGTTTTAGCCTGCATATCTTTCCACAACTTCTTTTCAGCTTGAATAGTCTTATATTTTTCACTTGTAAGCTTTTGCTTATCTTCAAGTACTCTAAGTTGAGTATTCATTATATTGATATCATTACCTTGTGCACTTATAATATCCATAAACTTTGCATTACTGGCTTTCATCTCAGCCACTTCTTTTTTTGTTTCGTTTCTTTTAAGCATAAGTTCTCTATAAAGACTGTCGTAATCCTTTTCATTACGTCCGAAGTCTCTATTAATACTTGCTATAATTTTATTAAGATCTACATCGCCTGCTTCGTTTCCATTAACAGAAATACCTCTAGCAGTCTTATAGCTAGATGTAATAAAGTTTCCTATATTCCATTTCTTATCGAGCTTTGCAGATCCAAAGTTCAAATCAAACATCATTCCTCCTTAAAAAAAAATAGCATGGGAGTATTTCTACTCCCACACTTATATTAAAATGGATATCCATCATCAGGCATTTCTAACTTAGGAGCAGGATCGCTTCCTACACTTACATCAGCCGTATCTGCAGACTGATTGTTAGTAGCCACACTAGAAGTGCTAGTGTAGTTTCCAGATGATTGTTGTTGTGTTGCATTTTCTTCTCCTAACTTATCAAGTTGTCTTAATACTGGATGCCATATTCTAGCAGCTTCTGCAGAATCAAGTGCATGAGCTATACTATCTAGTACTGCACAATCGTCATACACGAAGCTTCCATTTGTTATAGGCAAGTTACTAAGTTTTATTCCAGCTACTACATAATCTCTAGGAATAGCCTTAAGTTGCCCTTTTTCAGCTGGCTTACTATTGTATTCCTTAAAAGCATCGTAGCTAGGAAACTTATATATAGCTAATACACTTTCTCTTTTAATCTTTCCACTTCCATCGTCTTTATTAACAGAAGTAAATCTAAGAGCATCTACAGATCCATTCTTAAATATGGGCATCATAATATCAAATAATACAGGAGCAGGTGCCTTATCAGCAGCTACAAATACTTTAGACTTAAGTGTTTGAGCCTTATGGAAGAATCCTTGCAATAACTTCATAACATCAGAAGATTGATGTGGTATTACTATCGTTCCTCTTTCTTCATACTTATTTTCTACAAGTTCTTCTATTCTAAATGAATAGTCGTAATCTTCCATAGAAAGTACTAATCTTTTATCAGCACTGACTCCTTGTACCCCACGTTCTTTCCAGCTTTTAATCCATTGTGTTCTCATTCTTGTAATCCTCCTTTAAAATATTTATATTATTGTGAAACACATCTAAAGATATATAATTATCTCTATATTAACGCTACTCTCTTAGATTTTACATCGGCTTCTACAGCAGACTCTACTCCAGTCAAGATATAGTTTCTCATATCTATATTAGCAGCCTTTATAAGAGTAGGTAGTCCAAACTTAGTTCTTCTCTTAAGAAGCATATCAAAGAATTCATCATCATTTTTACTTTCATTAGCAAGTTCTTTAATAAGTTCATCAGCAGGAAGACTTTCATTTATTTCTTTAACATTTTCTTGACTACCCTCTGTTTCTTTGTCGTTAGTTCTATCGTTTTCTTCATCTGCTTCGCTAACTCCATCCATTCCAGAGTACTCTCCATCTTCGGCATTATTAATATCTTCTTCTCCATTATCATAATCATCTCCAAATAAATCGTCTGCACTAATATTAGATACAACTCCATCAGGAGTATCTATATAATGTAATCCGTCTCCACCTCTACCTTCAGCGACTGCAGAAGATTCTTCTGTATTATTTTCATCTGGTACAGCATTCTCTGCTATAGGAGCTTTCTCTTCTTCTACAGCTGCACTTTGTGGTCCTCCAGCTAGCTTTCCTATAAGCATCACTTTCTCAAGTCTGCTTATAAATTCAGCTTCTGTAATTCCCATTCTTTCTTGTAATGCTGTTAGAGCCTCTAATAGGCTGTTTTTAGGCGTTTCTACTGGTTTAACTACTTCTTTATCGTCTAAAGGCTCAGAATCGCTTATAGATACCTCAGAAGGCTTTAAATCGTCTTCTACTATATTATTAGGTTCTTCTTCCACTATATTTGGTTCTTCATCTTGAATAACTGGAACTTGATTAAAGTCACTAGCATCCAAGTCTTCAGGTCTTACTTCAGATTCTCCATTACTATCTGCTACTATATCAAGTCCTTCAGGCTCTTCAAATGTAGTAGGATCTACCATTTCAGTAGGCTTACTATTTAATATATCAAGCTCTCTATCAAAGTCGTCTCTATCGAAGTCACTATATTCTTCAAGTCCTCCCATAGCTTCCTTATGCTTTCTAGCATTTTCAAGAGCTATTTCTAATGCAACTTTCTCACTTTCTGCTGCTGCAGCCGCTAGTATCTTAAACATAGTAAGATCTTCTGTACGAGATTCCATAGCTATAATAGAAGCAGGATTCATTATAGTTCTAGCTGCAAACATCTTTACTTTATTAGCAAAGTCCTTTATATCTTTAGCAGTACTATTTTCATTTACAAAGTATACTCCCTCTGTTTCGCTCATCATAGATTTATTTGTAGGATCCATACAAGCAGAGAATATACTATTAATCTTACTATCGCTATAGCTTTCTGTAAAGAAATCTGCATCGTATATTTCTTGTCTCGGATGTTTTCCATTGTTAATTCCACCATTGTAGATTATAAGAGCTGCATTTTCATCTTCACTCTTCTCAACCCATATAGGTGGACTCATACCATTTTCACTATAACGACCATCTCCGAACCATCTTTCTAAACTTTCGAGAGCACTTTCAAATACATATGTAGATTTGACACCCTCAATTAACATTGCTGCTTTCACTTCTCAATACCTCCTATGCGTCAATAAATGTCATATTAAATTTATAGTTATCTGCCTCAGGTACATAAACAGGTTTAATACTTATTACTTCAGGCGGATCCCAGTTATTTACTTTATTATTATTTCTCATAACAGTCAAATGATCAGGCGGATAGTTATCTAAGTTCTTAAATTGTACCCAATCCACACTGTCTCCAGCCTTATCCATAGTATTAAATACTATAGTATTCAAGTTGAAGTCAGTCATCATATAATCATGTGTTATAAGTTTTTGATTTAATTGTGAAGCTATACCACTTTCGTCGAAATCACTATCGAGCTTACGTATATAAGCAGTAGGACTTACTTGTAGATTTATAATAGGTCTTCTTGCAGTATTTCCTATATCTAAGAACTTGCTTAGTCCATGCGTTTTAGTAAACTTTATGCTTATTCTAAACAGTGTTTCAAGCTTATCGTGTAGTGTTCTACTAGACAAGCTGTATTCATCAAGCTCATCGTATACTTCAGATTTAATAAACTTGGCTATATTATCTACCTCGTTTATTATATTCATTCTATTCTTAGGAGATCTCCAAAACTCCATTTCTACTAGTGGTATGGCTACAAATCTAAATAATCCATCCACTGATATCGATGTTTGTATATAAAGACTGTCTGTAATATCTTTAAAGAATTCTACAGTAGATCTATAAACGTTTATCTTTTGGAACTTACGAGGAACTTCAGGTACAGCAGGTTTAGTTACAGTCCCATACATATCTCTTTCTTCTGGCTCTGCAGGAATCTTAGGAGTCACTCTAGTAAACTCTAGTTCTACTTCAGACTTACATCTAATCATATCTGTAGCAGTACTTCCAGGATTATCAAGATCGTTTCTATATGATATCTCTACTATATCTCCCCATATCTTTCTATCTGTATCTATTTTAAATACAACGTCCCATTTATCGTCCTCTTGCTTTTCTATACTAGTAGCATAGATATAAATATCTCTCTGTCTATCAAATGACTTTACTTTAAGAGTAGCTTGGAATGTTTGTCCTAGTATAGGAGTATATTCTTCGTTTGCTTCACATCTCATTTGTGCTCTTAATTCGTACACATTTCTAGACGCTGTTCTACTTGTATCTGTAAAATCTAGATAGTCGTTTACTCTTATAGAAGTGTTAATAAATCTTACAGCACTACTATTAGTATATGTTTCAAATGTAGAGAAACTCAAGTATGGAATATCATACTGTCCCATAGCATAAGATCTTAAGAAATTAGCCTTAGGATCATAGCTAAATATAAATGGAGTTATATAATAATAATTCATACTTATAGTAGAAGGATCCATAACATTAAGATTACCTACGTTTTGAGGTATAGCGTCTATCATAGTATTAAATCCTGGTAATAGTGTACTAAAGTCCATAGCTCTAGTCTGTGTACTCTTAATAGCATGGCTATCATTCATACAGTAATATCTCGTACCTTTAACTTCTTTAGTAAAAAGATCTTCCTTTTTAATAGTAAGATTACATGTATTAGTAGGAACTGTAAACGTACGCTTAAGACTTCCTGTATCGCTTCTGAAAGAAAGAGTAGCATATACATTAAATATTCTATGCTTTACGTCATTAAGAACTAGCTTAGGCTCAAACTTACTTTCTCCAGTATAATTAAGCAAGAAAGTCTTCATATCACTATCAGTGTCTATTCTACGTCTAGAACCGTTTATCTTTATAATATTATTTCTAAGCTGTTCTCTGTCCATAGCAGCAAGCTTTGCACCAGTTGATTCAAAATAATCTACTCCTACAGGCTCATAATCCACGTGAGTAAGATGAGATTCTATTATAAGAGGCTCTGCAGGCACTGTAGTTCTTACATCACGTCCAGCAGTCATATGTACTTCTACACGTAACTGTCCTCCTATAGCAGGCTTAAATCCACCTTGTACGTACTTATAATCTATACGAACTTTATTCTGAGCCTCTATCTTATATTCAAGATAGTCCTCACTTCCTCTAGTAAAGTACAGTCTTTTTCCTATACTACGCCATTGACTTCCACTATCAGGTCTATAATATAAAAAGATATCGCTTATAGGCATAGGTTCTTCTACAAGAAACATTTGAAGCTGATCGTCACTGAATATAAATTCTTTTATATCTATTTCTATCTGCTTAAATGTTGCCTTAAATCCTAGTATCTTTACACCGTGTAATTCTACCATTTGTACAAGTACGTCGTCTTTTCTTATACCTCTATCTACATATACACGAGGACTCAAGCTTCCATCAGTATTCTTTGTAACTTTAATTATATGTTCTTTCTCTACTGGCATAAACTTAAGTCCGTCTATCATACATACGTTATCGTTAGTATAAGTCATTTCCCAAGTATTAGCCTGAGTCTTTTTACCATATATTAACACGTCTGATAGAGGAATTCTTACAAACATATCTATCATAGAAGGTTTTGCTATCACTATTTCATTCGTATGTTGAGCCAATTGGTTCATAAGACTACTATAACGTTGAGCATGAATCAAGCTATTTTCTCTGGCTATATTCCCAACTACTGTAGAAATACTATCTATAAAGTTACTCATACCTTGTATAGTGATAGCAACTGGAGATAATAGAGATACGTCGGCTGGATTTATTCCATTTCTTACTAATTCTGTTACGGCAATATTCATAAACTCTTTCTTATCATCTATGGTAAAGCCTGTACGATAACGTCTTCTATCTCTAATTTTGTCATCCATTTATCTTCTCCTTATTTTTTAATATTATTTCCAGGAGCATTCTTCATTGGATTTGAAGTAGCTACTCCTTGTAATAAAAGTAGTTCTTTAGCTCCAAGTGTAGGAAGTGGATACTTTCCTAATTCTAGAGCCATAGCATTTCTTATAGCTCTAGCTCCCACTTGTTTAGCATAAAGACTGTTTCTTATTGCCCTTCCCGCAGCATTATAGTTCTTGGCTTTGATAAATCCTATAGTATTTACCCATCTATCTATCCATCCAATACCCATATTAAAGCACATATCAACTATTGCCAGTCTACGTGCAAAATTCATAGCTGTAACCCAAGGCATTCTATCAAGCTTAAGTATAAGACTATTTATATGTTTAGCCAATATATATTTAGCCTCATCTTCAGTTATTCCATCTTTATTCCATCTATCCACTTGTTCTTTAGAAAATGTACCACTTTCCATATTGAATCCATATCCAATAGTCCAGATGCCTTTTGTATCTTTATACTTTTTCTTTCTAAATCCCTCGTGTCTAGATATAACTTCTACAGCTGCTTTTGTAAACCCTAGCTTATCAAAATCTATAAAAGCTGGTGTCATATTCTCATACCTCCCTATACATTACTAAAATTACTTCTATTAACATATCCTTTCTCTTCTTTCCATCTAGCAAAGTGTTCTTTATTAAGGTATAATGCTATATAAGTAATACGTCCTTCCTTACCTCTAAGATCTATTATCTCATCGGCATTTACTCTAAAGTCTGCTTCCATTCCTGGAACATAGTCTTTAATACCTTTATCTAGCTTTTGACGCTTACATTCTATATAGATAAGATCTCTGAGATCTTCTTCATCATAACACTCGTATAAGAACTCTACATACTTCGCCATTATCATATCTTCACATACAGTGTCGATAGTATCAAGAGCAGTATATATGTTTCCTTTATTATCTATTCTTTCATCCTCTTTACTATATTCTACTTCTGTCATATTGAAAAGAGACAGCTTGTTGTCGGTAAACTGTGTGAACATAGCAGAGTAGATCTCTGTATGAAATGTAAATTTCTCAGGATCATATTCCATCTTTTGCTGTATAGCTTTGTCATCCAGATTGATCTTTTCCATAGTAGCAGACAGTCCGTATACTAAAAACTTAGGATAATTTACCAAGAATTCTATCTTAGTACCAAAAGTCTTTACATTACTTTCTTCTATATTAATTTCTTCTATAGACTTAGGAATCAATGTAATAGGAGCACTATACTTTATAACAAACGATCTACGTCTATTTCCTCCATCTACTCTGTAATCTATCTGATCTTTTGCATGCTGTCTAAGTATTTCTAACAGCTGTAAGTCTCCATCAGTACCTTCTTTAGCTATATTAAATATAACCTTAAGATCGTGTATAAGAGTATCTGGTAGTACAGTTTCTAGTGTATATGGAATTATAAGAGGATTCTTTCCATCAGGAAGTTCTTCTTTCTTATAAAATATAGGCTTAGGAACTTCAAGTGGAAATATATACTTCATCATTTCTGATACTTCATATGCCTTAGCCTCTTCGTTTACAAGTACGCTAAAAAATATAGAAGCTGTTTGAAACTTTGGACTTCCAAACAGCATTAAATCTATATCTCTCATATAATCCCATACGTCACCAGGATTCTTCTTCCAACTCTGTCTTCTAACTTCAAGTAAGTTTATAGCAGGATTTCCATTTATTCTATCAAATCTATCCATATTAGCAAAGTCTACAAACTTCTCATGGTTAGGATCTATATTATAAAGAGCTACAGCACGAGGAAATATACTACGAGCAAGCATCTTTCTCAAGCTATCTTTAGTACGCTGAGCCTCTGGTAGTCTTTGTACTATCTCTGTTTCTAATAGCTTTATATCTGTATGAATAGCCACCCAGTTCTCCATATGCTTTACTACATGTCCAAATACACAGTCAAACGTATGAAATGTATTAGTGTTTGGATAAGCTCTTCCAGAAAATCCTACTTTTACATAGGGATAGTCATTCTTATTAGATACATTAAGCTTTCTTAAATTAGTATTACTCATATCTTCCTCCTAAGAACTAAATCCAAACTTTATATTAAGTCTCGTATCTCTCATATTATCCTTACTAACCTGGCTCATTCTATAGAAACCAGGAGATATTGCCATCATTTCAAATAATCCTTTAAATGGAAATGCAGGTTCGTCTCCTCTATCATGCTCGCTAGTTCTTTCTTTAAAGCTAGATCTAAATAGAGGCTTTCTTTCTGATTTACCTTCTGATAATATAGTTTTAGCACTACGTCCTGTAGCTATTAGTGTAGTTCCGTCTGCTCCTTGCGTATCTATAAGAGCATTTACGTTAAATCCAGATAATACATTAAATACATCGCATTGATCTGGAGCATAAGGAATAAATGTAGTACATTTAAAAGTCATATTAATATCTTCCATATATTCATTCTTACTCATACCATCTAGCTTATGTTGTGCCAAATGAGTAGGAGGTTCAGGTGGAATCAAACTATAAGCAACTGCAAAGTTTATCATATTCCAGTTCATATCTACAGATACAATATAAAGACTCATTAAATAATCAAGTCCTTTATACTTTATATATTCAGAACGCATAGGAAATCCTTGCTTAGCAGTATATTCCTTATACATAGAAAGGAAATATAATAGTTTTGCTATATCTCCTCTGTTATTATCCATAAAAGTTACGCTTATATCATTTTCTCCATATATTTCAGGTATACCAGGAGTAGGCATAGATTTACCGTGCATGTTCATTATACCTTCTCTGTTAGTTTCAGAAAGTCTAGGAGGAGCTACTTCTTTAGTATAGTTATTAAGTAGTTTAAATAAATTACTCTTATAAGCTCCATCTCTACAAAGTTCTGAGTATAGCCCAGGATCTGTAAGTACTATAGCCTTCATTTCTGGATATTGATCTAGAGAAGGATTAAGCTTTCCATCTATAAATAAGTTTAGATTAGGTCTAGTAAAGAAAGCATATGTTCTATAATAGCTGTTAGTTTCACTTTCTAATACTGGTCTATTTACAAAGTGGAAGTTTCTTGCAAAGTTAAGAGATCTTATAATAGTATTTACATACCCGAAGTCTTCAAGCATGTAAGCCAAGTTATTTCTAAGATCCATTCCTATAGTTACAAGCTGATCTTTTTCCCATTGTATTTGTAAATTCTCTGTAAGTCTCTTATGAGCATAGTCTTCTTTCTCTACTACAGAAGTAATTTGAGTAAGTAGCTTAGCCTGGCTATGTACGTTTTTAGAATTTGTTATAGGATCGTGCTCATATTGAGTTCCTTTTACATCAGACATCCACCGTCCGAGCCCCAGTCTATTAGCTATCTTACCCAGTGTTCCACCGAGTATCTTATTAGCAGGTGCAAGTACTCTTAATATAGGAGTAGGCACTAATCCATTAAGCTTACCAGCTACGTTACCAAATCTATCTCTAAGATAAGTAAGACTACGTTTACCTGCTTTTACAGTCCAATCATAAGCCTGAGCCTTTACTCCATTTATAGCCTTAGTACCAAGTTCCTTAAGATTATCTAGAGTATCGTTTATAGTACTAGTTATAAGCCCTGTATAAGTTTCTCTAAGCTCTCCTAATGCGTCTGATATATCCTGTCTTATACCAGTAGCAGCCTGTCTATAACGCTCAGAAGCCCTACTAATACCAGCTATACTATCGACTGTTTCTAATAGCTTATGTTTTGTACTATCTACTATTCCCTTAAAACTACTCTTCCATGCTTCTGATTCTGCAAGTTTAAGAGATTTAAACCAACTACTCCAATCGTTAGCAACTTGTTTTACAGTATTAGCCTCACCTTTCTTAAACATTCCAAGTAACCAAGTAGACTGCAAGTTCTTATATAATACAGCAGTAGGACTACTACTCCATCTAGATGTAAAGAAGTCGTCTCCAGTAAGCTTTGTATCAGATTGCCAGTCATCTCTATTCATATGATCTTTAAAATAACGAGTATTCCATATTATCTTCCCGTCTCTAGTAATCTTATATCTATCTGTAGTATAAACATATTGAGACTTAGGAAGAGGAGTCAAACTCCACTTCCAGTGCTCATAGTCATCTCTTAGATCTTTAGGATCCACTGCATATCTGAATGGTTCTGTCTTAGCAGTCATAAGAGCTTTCCACTCTAAGTCTGCTTCTCTCTTAAGCTTATTAAGAGCAGCTATTCTTTCCTCTGTAGTCTTATTAGCAGCTAGAAACTCAGCTTCCCAAGTTTTAGCACTACTTTTAAGAGCCTGATTTATTATCTCAGACCAATCTATTTCTTGGATAGCCATAAAGTATCACCTCTTCTAAATAAGTCTCATTTTATATATACAAGTAATAGCTCCGTCTACACCGTGTATAACGAATGCATGGTTTACTCTACTGAATACATAAGAGTTTATCATAGTATTAAATTGAGTACCAAACTTACTTGTAGTAGCACTAGTACCCCACATAGTAGCAACTGCATTATACCCAGATGCCTCTGATTTACCTTTATTATTAAGATTAAACCATTCAGATAGCTCTTCGTCTTCTACACTTATAGTAAAGCTTGCTATACATCTTATATCTTTATCAGTTATAAGGTTTTCATCTGGTTCTGATACTGTAATTTCTACTCCATCCGAAGTAGTTACAGTATATCTTATATCCACTTTCTTAGTAAAGAATTCTACATATTGCACGTCTTGTCCATTTGACAGATGATAAGTCTTTACTCTGTAGTGAGCATATTTAGTCATAAGAGCTCCCATCATTCCCTTAGCAAGCTCTATATTAATACATCTGAAAGGTATCATTTGATCAAAAGTGTATCCTTTCTTATGTTTGTCATAAGGTACTACGTCTGTTCCTACACTTCCATCATATAATAAGTTATATCCTTTTATAAATGGAATATCATCTGGTACAGCAGTAATATTAGCAAGATCGTTTACTACTTCTGTATCACTATATAAGTTTTCTTCAAAGCTTTTCATCTGTATTTTAAATGGTTTATTAAACAGATGCTTACAAGTTGCTTGAAGTCCACTTAGAAGTACTTTGTTTTTACCAAGTTCTACTTCTTTAAATTCTCCATTAGGCATAGTCTCTAACTTATAAAGTCTTCCATCCCAGATTTTGAATTCGTCTTCTATTTTAAAGAATATCTTCTTTAAAAGATCTTTTAATGTTTTAAACATATATATCCTCCATTAACTAATTTTTATTTCTCCGTATCTAGTATGCATATATACATCATCGTGAATAGCATGTTCATCACACAATGTAACATTATTATCTTCAGCAGGTTCTACCCAATGATATTGAGTGTAGTTCCATCTAGGCGTATTTATCTTTATATTTACGTTAGGAGTAAGCTGATCTACTATAAGCAAGTAATCATCGTCGTCTCCCATAAGTATAAGAGCATTACCTTCTCCTAAGAACTCTACTCTCCATGCTTTAAATAACTTTATTATATAT